GAGCCGCACAAGAAGCACTTTGACGTGTGGCACTTCACAGGCAAGATCGCGGCCGACGCATTCAGGGCCGCGAACGACAAGCAGGCGCAGACGCTGACCGACGGCATCGACGAGGTAACCGCCGTCGTCAGCCTGGTCAACGGCCGCATCATCCGCGCCGTGCGCCCGGTGCTGGAGTCCGAGCGCCTCCCGTTCAACGCGTTCATCTGGCGTCGCAGGGCCGGGCACTGGGCCGGGGTCGGAGTCGGCGAGCAGATCAAGGCGGGCCAGAAGATTGCCAACGCCGCGACGCGGGCGATGCTGGGCAACGCTGGCATGTCGTCCGATGCGCAGGTGGTGGCGCTGCTGGGTGCTCTGACGCCGGCCGACGGAAGCAACAAGTTCGTGCCCGGCAAACTATGGTGGGTGGACCCGTCTAACTCGGCCGGCATCGACGACGTTCGCAAGGCATTTGCCGCGATCGAGTGGCCGAACCAGACGCCGCAGCTCATGAGCGTCGTCGAGTACGCGTTCAAGCTCGCCGAGGACGACAGCAGCGTTCCACTCATCACGCAAGGGCAGAGCGGCAAGACGACGCCCGACACTTTCAGCGGCCAGCAACTGCAGGACAACAACGCCAACCAGCTCCTGCGAAGCGTCGGCTTCTCGCTCAACGACACGATCACGACGCCGCTGGTGGACGCGCTCTACGAGTGGCTGCTGCTGGACCCGGATTGTCCAGACGACGAGAAGGGCGACTACAAGGTCGATACGTCGGGTGCGCTGGCTCTGATCGAGAAGGCGCTGCAGGATCAGACCATCATCGCCATCGGGTCGATGCTGGCGAACCCGGCATTCAAGGTCGATCCGGCCAAGTGGTTCGCCGCCTACTGCCGGGCGAAGAGGCTCAACCCGAGCGAGTTCCAGTACAGCGACGCCGAGTGGGACAAGATCAAGCAACAACCACCGCCGCCACCGATCCCGGTGCAGGTGGCGCAGATCAAGGCGCAGACCGATCAGGAGCGCATCAAGGCCGACACCGACCGCGATACCGCCTACAACCAGTCGCTGGCGAACCGAGATCAGATCCAAGGCCAGACGGCGCAGCAGGAGCTGGCGGTGCGCGAGCGGCTGGCGATGCTCGACTACGCGAACAAGCACCAGATCACGCTGGATCAACTCAAGGCCAAACTCGCCGAGACGACGATGAAGCTCCAGGTGCAGAAGGAACTTTCGGCAGCCGACCTGTCGCTCGACCTGCACAAGCACCGCAACCCGGCGCCCGTCATGACGCCGCCAACTGAGCCGGTCGGGCGCGCGGCTCCAGGCCATGCCTTCGAGCAATGACGCATCCCGATCGGTTTCGACTGTCGCGCGCAGACGTTGACAGTCCGGTCTGGCGCGGGCTCTCCGCGCACCTTGCCGCCGAGATCGACACGCTGCGCCGTCAGAACGACGCAAGCCTGCCGCCCGAGCGCACCGAGAACATCCGAGGCCGCATCGCCGGCATCAAAGCAATCCTCGCGCTGGCTGACGACAAGCCACCGCAGACCTGAATTTGGCCGCCGCCCGGCAACGGGCCACGGCGATACGGACCCACCCACGCAGACGGCGCCGGTGGACTAGCAGCCAGCCTCGTGCTGGTTTTCTCGTTTGTGAAACGCCATGACCACCAAGGACACCGAAACACGCGACGACGCCGAAGCCGAAGCGGCACTCACCTCTGGCTACGACCACGACCCCAACGCGCCCACGGAAACGCCGGCCGAAGGGACAACCGGGGCGAGCGCGGAAGATGAAGCGCCTGCGGTCAAGTACGCACAGATCACCGAAGACGAGTACGCAACGCTCAAAGCCCGCGCCGAACTGATCGAGCAGATCAAGGCGACGCAGGAGAAGAGCCTGGGCACCGCGTTCGGCAAGATCGGCGGGCTTGAACGGCAACTGAAGTCGTTTTCCGAAGGCAAGCAGGTCCAGATCAAGCCCGAGAGCATCGCGGCCGTGCGGGACATCAGTCCCGAGTTCGCCGATGCGCTTGAGCAGCTCAACGGCATGCGCTCGATCGCGGGCGGCCCGGCGGAAATCGACGAGTCCCGGATCGACGCGCTGGTGCAGCAACGCATGGCGCCGGCCCTGCAGAAGGTCGAGCTTCGCCTGCTTGCCAAGGATCACCCCGACTGGCAGCAGGTGGACAAAGACCCGAAGTTCGCCGAATGGATTGCGGCCCAACCAGCCGCGTTCCAGACGCAACTGCTGCAGGCCAGTCAGACGTACGACTCGGAAGCCGTCAGCGCGGCCATGTCTGCATTCAAGCAGGCGCGGTCCAAGACGGCCCCGGTGGTGGACACGGCGGCACAACGGAAAGCCCGCATCGCAGCGGCTGTCACTCCACGCGGCGCAGGCGGCATCGCCGCGCCAAACCAACTCGACGACCTCATGGCCGGCTTCAACGAATAGCCGGCGCAGGGGTCAGAACCAAGGAAATCATCATGTCTTTGCAGACCTTTGCCCTGACCCCTGGGCGACTGAACAAGTTCAAGGGCCAGATCCTGAAGCATGCCGTGGCGCAGGAATGCCTCGCCCGCGGCGGCACGCAGATCAACTACGACCAGAACAACAGCGACACCTACGTCGCCCGTCGCTGGCTGCCCTACGGCGCCACCGCGGCCAGCCCCAACACGTTCTTTGGAACCGCGTCCAACACCGACCGCGGCGCCGTGATCGTGCAGGGGCATCAGGTGGCGGAAGGCATCACGCCGTCCCCGGACAGCATCACGCCGCAAGACGTGACCGTCGTCCAGAAGCAGTACTCGTGCCTCTACGGCTGGACCGACAAGACGGCCGGGCTCTACGAGGACGGCATCCCTGCGGCCATGAAGGAGCAGATCGGCGAGCGCGTGGCGCTGGTGAACGAGCTGATCGTCTTCGGCGAGCTGAAGGCGGGCACCAACCAGTTCTACGGCGGCACCGGCACCACGCGAGCAACGGTCAACGGCACGATCACGCTGCCGCTGATCCGCAAGATGACCAAGAGCCTGAAGGCCCAGCACGGCGGCATGGTGACTTCGGTCCTCAAGCCGTCGGCGATGTTCGGAACAGAGCCGGTGGCTGGCGGGTACATCGTCTATGCCAGCACCGACCTGGAGCCGGACATCCGCGATCTGCCCGGCTTCCGGGCGGCCGAGGCCTATTCGAGCGGCACGCCCCTGCCCTACGAAATCGGCAAGTGCGAGAGCTTCCGCTTCGTCCTCAGCCCCGAGTTCGCGCCGATCCTCGACGCGGCGACTTCGGTGACGGCTGCGACCTACGGGCTGCAGACCACTGGCGGCACCAACCCGGACGTGTACCAGTTCGTGGTTGCGGCCAAGGATGCGTGGTCGCAAGTCGCGGTGCGCGGCCTGTCGAACCTCGACCCGACGGTCTTGCCGACCGGCCAGAAGTCCAAGAGCGACCCGCACGGCCAGCGCGGCTACGCGGGCACCACCTGGTGGAAGGCCGTGATGCGGGCCAACGAAGGCTGGCTTGCGATCGGAAACGTCGCGGCGAAGGCGCTGTAAACGTGATGGCCCGGCCCTGACCGGCCGGGCAGCACCAACCAAGGAACATCATGCTCAGCACATTCCTCCAAAACATCTCGGTCATCGCGGCCGAGCGCGACAAGCAGGGAATCCGCCCCTGCCTCGAAGCCGCTGCGTGGGAGTTCAACACGCAGCCCCTGGCAAGCGCAGGCCTGGTCATCAAGGCTGGCGGCGGCGTGCTGGCGAAGACTGGGGCAACCCCGTACTACGCCACCGTCGGCGGCCGGCTCGTGACCATCGCGGCTGGCGTTGACATGCCGGCGCTGACTGGGTTGACCATCACGGCCAACTCATTCAACGTCGCTGTGTTCTTCATCAACGCGGCCGGCACAACGTCAGTGCGGTTCGGTACCGAAGGCACCGCGCTTGGCAGCGTGAAATTCCCGGACTTCCCGCTTGACCGGGCGTTGGTCGGCTTCCTCATCATCACGCACTCGGCGACGTTCACGGGCAACACGACGGCTCTGGACACCGCCACCACGGTTTACGTGTCGCCTGTCGGCGCGTTCGATCCCACCATCCTCTATTCCTGATTGGAGAGCCATCATGGCAAACGCTTACGAACTTGCGCCGCTGACGTTCACGTTCAGCAAAGCCACCCTTGCGGCTGGCACCACCACGACCTTCTCGACGACTGGCGCGACCCTGTACGCCATCAAGGGCAAGGCCTACACCACCAGCGCCGCAGCCAACGCGGCCACGCCGACCAACGACGGCAACACGGCCACCACGTTCGTGCCGATCACGGCCGGCTACGGCAGCATCTTCGTGTTTGCCTACGACGGCTCCAGCACCACGGCGGCGACAGCCATCAAGGTGTACCAGGGCAGCATCGAGAAGCTGACCCCGGAAGCCGACGGCGCGAACACCAAGTTCGCCACGACGGCGCCGCTGCTGCCCGGCATCCCGGACACCGTGAGCCCGTTCGGGTACGTCATCACCAAGGTGGGCGCTTCTGGCTCGACGTGGACCTTCGGGTCGAGCAACCTGGCCGGACCGCCGGCCAACGTGCTGCACACGTTCCAGGACATCGTGGGCCTGCCGCAGCGCCCGCAAGTCTCCTGACGACTGGCCCGCAAGGCCGCACCGTTGCATTGCAACGCCGCAGGCATGCGGCACCCGCCCCCGGCTCTACCAAGGCCCGGGGGCCTTTTCATGGAAGAACCGAACATGGCACGCCAACCCTCTGACGCGCAGAACAGCGTCTTCGTCAAGCAATACGGCAAGGAGTCGCTGAGCGATGATCTGCCGCTGCCGAAGCCTCCTACGATCGACACAGCGGCCGACCTTGATGGCGAGGTCATCGTGACCAGCGCCGAGAGGATAAACGGCGACTATCTCGACGCCCTGGCGTTCGGCGAAGAAAAGGTCGAAGTCCTCATGAACCCGGGCCGCGAAGAGTGGGCGCCGCTGTTCGAGGTTTTCGGCGTGAACGGCCAGTTCAAGGCCGTGCAGGTGAACGTCGTCACGCGCATCGAGCGCAAGTTTGTCGAAGGCATGGCGCGCAGCATGCCGATGCGCATTGCAACGCGATCCGGCGAAGACCCGAGCGACGCGCTCACCTTCAACAAGACCGACCGCAGCATTTCGGCCGGCTTCTCATTCGCCGTCGTGAAGGACGACAACCCGAAGGGTGTTGCCTGGCTGCAGAGCCTGCGCAGCGACACCTACGCGCGCCAGCGGGGCTGATCCGTGAACTTCCTTGCCGGCGTCCAGCGCCTGCACAGCGAAACGCTGCGCAGCACGGCGGCACCTACCAGCGTGGTCGGCGCGAGCGACCGCAACCAGCGGCTGGTGAACGCCTACGCCGATGCGTGGCGCGAACTCCAGTCCGAGCGCGACTGGAAGTGGATGCGCGCGACGCTGGACGCGGCGCTGACCATCGGGAAGCAGACCTACACCGGGGCGGAGCTGGGCGCGACCCGCTTCGGTCGCTGGCGCAGGGAAGACGACACGTACTCAGTCTATCTGTACCGGCCGGGCTACCCAAACACGCGATGGGAAGTGTCGTACTGGAATCTGGACGACTTCCGCGCGCAGTACGTCTATCTGCAGTGGAGCAACACGACCCCGGTTGCGTGGACCTTCGACGAGAGCAACCAACTGCTTCTCGGCCCGGCGCCCAACGATGCCTATCAACTGCGCATTGAATATTGGAAGGAGCCGTCTGAACTTGCGGCTGACGCCGACGCGCCAGACCTTCCTGACCGCTTCGCGCTGCTGCCCATGTGGCGCGCACTGCAGGACATCGCCAAGAGCGACGCCAAGCCCGAGGTTCTGGCAAAGGCCGAAACCAACTACGCCCGCCTGCACGGGGCTTTGCTACTGGATCAGGCTCGCCTGCCGCATCTGTGAGACAGCGCGCCGTTCCATCGCCTCGCGCCATCGGCCGCGGGATGCCGCCTGTGAAGCTTCTCACCGCCGCGGCGGCCATCGGCGGCGGAATGAACATCGTCGTCCCGCCGATCTTCGCAAAGCCCGGCACTGCGCGGCTGGCCTACAACTACGAATACTCGGCCAACGGCGGGATTGACCGGATCGGCGGCATCGAGCCCTACGACGGTCGCCCGAGCCCGAGCGCTGCGAGCTACTCCTACCTGCTCTGCACGGCTGCGATCACCACGATCAGCCTGGGCGACACGGTTGTAGGCGGCACGTCTGCGGCCACAGGCAAGGCCATCTACATCAGCGGCGCCTACATCGCGCTGACCCGCGTCACCGGGGCGTTCACGCTCGACGAGACACTCAAGGTCGGCGGCGTCATCAAGGCGACGGTGCTGGACGATGCGCCGTCGGTTGACGGGTTCCTCGACAACACCATCGCCAAACTCGCGGCAGATGACTACCAGGCCGACATCGCAAAGGTGCCCGGCTCGGGCCCGGTGCGCGGGCTTGCGCGCCTGAGCGGCATCCTGTACGCCTGGCGCGACAACGTAGGCGCCACGGCGATGGCGATCTACAAGGAGTCGGCGTCGGGCTGGCAGGCCGTCACGCTGTACCACCAACTGAGCTTCACGCTCGGCACGGCGGTCTATGCCGAGGGCGCCACGATCACCCAAGGCGGCACGAGCGCTACGGTCAAGCGAGTGGTGCTTGAGTCTGGATCGTGGGGCACGAACGCGGCCGGCCGGCTCATCATCACGGCGCCGAGCGGCGGGGTCTTCGCTGGTGGCGCGGCGGCTGGCGGCGGGGCTTGCACGCTGTCTGGCGCATCGGCTCAGATCGCGCTGGCACCGGCCGGCAGGGTGCGGGCAGTGGACTACACCTTCACGGCCAGCCTCGCTGACAAGCGGCTGTACCTTTGCGATGGCGTCAACTCCGAAGCCGAGTTCGACGGCTCTGTCTATGCGCCGATCACCACCGGCATGGGCTCGGTGCGGGCCTCCGATGTCGCGTGCCACAAGAACCAACTCTTCTTCGCCTACCGATCGTCGATCCAGCACAGCGCGCCGGGCCTGCCCTACCAGTGGTCGGCGGTGCTCGGTGCCAGCGAACTCGGGACCGGCGACACGATCACGAACCTGATCTCTGTCGGAGGCGCCACCGACGCATCGGCGCTGATGGTGACGTGCGCGAACTCGCTGCACATGCTCTACGGCTCAAGCAGCCTCGACTGGAATTTCGTGCCGCTGAGCCACACGAACGGCGCGCAGCCGGGATCGGTGCAGGACATCGGTGGAGTGGTGGCGCTCGACACGCCCGGCGTCGTGCGATACCCGGCAACCAAGAGCTTCGGCAACTTCGCATGGGACCTGCAGTCGCTCGACATCGGGCCCCTTGCGCGAAGCCAGACGTGCGCGTGCTCGGTGTACGTCGGCGGCCTGTTCAAGTACCGGCTCTTCTTCGCCGACGGCACGTCCATCAGCGGCTACCCGATCGGGACCAAGGGTTTCTGGTGGAGCGTCATCAACTACGGCAGGACGATCCTGTTCGCGCTGCACGACGACAGCGACGGCCTGGCGCGGACCTTCTACGCCGACGATCAGGGCTGGGTCTATGAGGCCGATGTCGGGCGCTCACTGGCTGGCGACGATCTGCCGGCGGCGCTGGTGCTGCACCCGATGACGCAGCGCGGACCGCTGATCGAGAAGACCTACAGGCAGGGCCAACTCGAAGTCGCGGCCACGAGCGCATGCACCCTCTACACGTCGGTGCAGTTCGGCGGCGACGATGACGGCGCGAGCGCGCAGACATCGCTGCCGCAGTACGGCTCGGGCGGGCTGTTCGACCTGACGAGCTTCGACGAGTCGTATTGGGATGCCGGGGACACCCCGCGCAAGACGTTCCCGGCCGACGGCGACGGAACCAGCATCACGCTGACGATCAACTCGCAGGCCGACAACGAGCTTCAGCACACGCTGTACTCGGTGAGCCTGATCTACACGCCGCGCAAGGTGACAAGTTAATGTGGACATGGGGGCCTGCAAGGTTGGGTGGCGACCAGAACGCGGACCCTTATTTTTATAGTGTCGCGCTGCTGTGCCATTTCGACGGCGCCAACGGCTCGACAACGTTCACCGACAGCAGCGCGAGCCCGAACGATCCGGTTGCCCACGGCGATGCGCAGTTGACAACGACCGGGCCGATGTACGGGACGGCCTGCGCCACGTTCGACGGCACCGGCGACTACGCTCTGACGCCTGTATATAGCGGGCCCCCAACAACAGGGACAGGCGGCCAGTTCTGCTTTGAGGGGTGGTTTTATCCCGGCGATTCAGGGGTGTTCCGCTACATGGGTGGAATCTGGGATACCAGCGCCACGCCAGTCGGATGGTCCGTCGCGCGGACCAATACAGGGGTTCTCACGCTGAACGTCGGCAACATTGGTGGCGCTACAGCTGTTATCACCGGGACCACCGTGGCCGCCGCCGGCGCTTGGCACCATTGGGCACTGACGCGGGACGGTTCGGCGATACGGCTGTGGCTGGACGGGGTTCTTGAGGGGTCTTACTCGGCCACGCCGGGCGGGTTTCTGAACTGGCAATTTGATATTGCACTGAGGGAGGTTTTGATTGGGGCCTGGCGCCTATCGAGCAGTGTCTTCATTGTGTTGTGGCTGGGGAAGATCGACGAGGTGCGCTTGACATTCGGTACCGCGCGCTACACGTCGGCATTCGCACCCGCAGGACCATTCCCGAGCGCATGACATGCCCGCCCCGCCGTGAGCACCAACATCTACCAGCGCCTGCGCGCCCTGCTGCCCGAGCCGCTGCTGCTGGCCAAGGTTCTTGAGATCAACGCCGACGGCACCAGCACCGTGGAGCTACCCACCGGCCTGGCTGCCGTGTTTTCTATCTGGTAGAAGCAATCACAACGCAACGCAATGGCAAACCCCTACTTCACGAACAACCTCGACCCGGCGATCGGATCGGCCATCAAGTCGGCCGCGTTCAAGAACCAGGGCGACGCCATCGAGGAGGCCTTCGATCTGGTCTATGCCGCCATCGCGTCGATT